GGGACCTGGTGGTGAGCCTACTTTTCAGCCCCTGGTACCTTGGAAACCAAGCACTTAGGACATTTTTAATGACACACAAACGAACAAAAAACAAGCAAAAAACGAGCGAAAAACGAGCAGAAAAAGACCCGATTTCTGCTCTCAATTCGTTCATTTCTGGCAAAGAACAGGCTGAAATTCAAGTGGTTAACACGAAAGAAATCAGTCGTGCCAGGACGGTCACAGGCGTGCGTCCAGCTACCAAATTGACGCGTGATGAAAAGGCGTATTTCACTGCAGTCGTGGACTTCCTGAATGAGGCCGGATTGCTTGAGGTTGTGGACTCGCTTTTGCTTACCCTGCTGGCGAAAAATTATTCGGTCTGGAAGATGATGCAGGACCAGCTGAACAACGTGAGTGATTACTTCGTGACCCACTCAAATGGGACCACCTCACCGAGCCATTTCTACAACGTTGCAACCGCAGCAGAAAATCAAATCATGAAGCTGAGCACAAAGCTCGGTTTGTCTCCCCAGGACAGGAGCAAAATGCTTGGCGCTTTGGCCTCCGCGGAGGTGGCCAAAACAAAGAGCTCTGACCGGGATGAACTGAACGACCTTCTCAATGGATAAACACGCAACAAACCTCTGGGCTCAATACGCTCGCGATATCGCGACCGGGCAAGAACCGGCTGGGGAATACATTCGAAAATCAATTGAACGCTTTCTGGAGCTCCTAAACGACCCAGGGGAGTGGCGTTTCGATGCTGCAGCCGGCGAGAAGTACATTCAATTCATCCAGCAGTACCTCACGCACACGCGTGGGCAATGGGCGGGAAAGCCGTTCCACTTGAGTCCCTGGCAGCAGTTCCTGGTGGTCAATATTTTCGGCTGGTTCCATGCCGAAAAGGGGTACAGGAAACACCGGACCGCGTTGCTCTTTGTTGCTCGCAAATCCGGCAAGACCCAACTGGCTGCGGCTATCGCAATTGCGATGATGGTTCTGGACAAGGAATCAGCTGGTGAGTACGTGTTCAGCGCGACCAAAAAAGACCAGGCAAAAATCGCGTTTGATGAGGTCAGTCGAATGCTGCAGCGAGCTCCCAAAGAGGTCAAGCGCAGGTTCAGGGTAAACCGCCACGATGTGGTCGCCCCGTACGACGGCACATGCAAGGCCCTTTCCAGTGACGCAAACACTCTTGACGGACTCAGTTTGCAGCTCGGTGTTTTGGACGAGTACCACGCCCAAAAAACCTCGGACCTGTGGAACGTTCTGAAGTCGTCAATGGGCTCCAGGAAAAATCCTTTGATGCTCGCCATTTCCACGGCTGGATTCATCAAGGATGGACCATGTGCGGAGGCGATGAAAACGGCCAAGGAAGTTCTGGACGGAGTGAAGACCGACGACAGGACTTTTGCCATGATTTTCCAGGTCGATGAAGACGACGACTGGAAGGACGAATCTGCTTGGATTAAGGCCAACCCTGGAATCGGTGATTCAATCACCCTCGAATACCTCCGCTCGCAGGCTCGCCAGGCCATGAATATCGGCGGCCGTGCCATTGTTGAATTTCAGACCAAACATTGCAACCTATTCACGGGCTCTGTAGACGTCTGGATTCAGCCTGAAATCCTTGAAGCCCAGCGAGAGGAATGGACACCACCTGTGGGCCATCTCGTGTATGCGGGATTGGACCTGGCTTCGGTCTCTGATATCTCTTCCCTGGCTCTGGTGTTTCCCCGCGACGATGGCAGCTTTTTCCTACAGACATTCCACTGGCTTCCTGAGCGAGCTGTGGAGCGCAAACTGGACCGAGATGAGTCTTCCATCTACGGTCGAATGGCGGAGGAGTTTGACAACGTTTTCGTGACCCCTGGAAACGTCACGGATTACAGTGCAATTCGCCAGTTCATTTCTGGAATGTTTTTGGATGATTCTGGGGCATTCAAAAACGATGAAAACGGTATTGCGAGCAAGTACGATTTGAGGGCAATGGCGTACGACCGTTTCAACTCATCGCAGCTCATCATTGACCTGGTAAATGATGGAATCGAATGCGACCCGTTTGGACAGGGTTTTGTGTCTATGAGTGCGCCCAGCAAGGAGCTCGAGCGGCTCATGCTGGACGGTGACCTGTGGCACAATGAAAACGACGTTTTGAAATGGATGTTCAGCAACGTTGCATTGCAGTTCGACCCGGCTGGAAACGTGAAGCCCTCGAAAGACAAAAGCGGGGACAAAATTGATGGCGTCGTGGCATCAATTATGGCCATCGGAATGCGGATGATTGATGAGGCCAGCAACAAGCCCGAAGAGTATGAAATCCCTGAGGACTGGCGCCCTCGTTTTATTTGATTGGTGCCGCCCGAAAGTTCCTTCATTGTTCTTTGTGATATTTGACCCATGGACCAAAAAATAAGAGAAGGAATCAAGCGGCTTTTGCGACTGGGAAAGGAAGTAGAAAGGGCTGAAGACGAAAGCCACTACATCCACATGCCCACAGGCACAAAGCTGCAGCGCTGTACGCAGTGGATTTCTGGAGGTGTTCCTCTGGTCATTCCGCAGGTCTGGAGTGGCTGCCTTCCAATTGGTTCCATGGTTGACCAGTGCGTGCGGGATTTCTTTGTTGAAGGCCTTGACCAGATGAGCGCTTTCATGTACTGCAACCATATGCAGTTTCGTGCTTACGAGCAGCTCATTGCTGACCTGGAAGAATTCAAGGAGAAACACGGTAAAACCTGGCACGTTTTTGCTGACCGTGTTTTTCTGTTTTCGCTCTCCCTGGGTGTAGCCGGTGAGGTTGACCTTTTGCTGGTCAACAAGGAGACCGGTGAAATCTGGATTGTGGACATGAAAACCAGTCGCGGAGGCACTGCATCGTTCAACAAACGGTACAAGAAAAACGAGCCCACAAAACTCGAGAAATATTCTCTCCAGCTGAACACTTACAGGTTCATGGCGGAAGAGATGAGCGGGCTTCAAATCAAGCGCCTTTCGATTCTCCCCATCAAAGTGTTCTACCCGCCAAACGGGCAGACCACAGATGAGGCGTATTTCGAGCCCATGATGGATGTTGAATTTTGCGACCCAATTGCAGCCAGGGAAGCCCTAATTGATTCGCAAAATGACGCCTGAAATCTGGACAACCATAGTCGAAAAAAGAATCAGGCATTTTCTCCTCCGCAGGAGCTGCGCCTATGAGTTCAAGCCGGTCACATTCGACTGCATTTCGGCAACTGTTTTGGACGACAAAATGGAGCTGATGAGGTTGGTTGACGTGATGCTCGGTGAACTGGTCTGTGCCGTGAACATCCTGGAGCATCCGCACGACCAGGTTCGGAACTACGTGAAGAGCTGTCAACACGCCTTCAATGCTGGCTGGTCAGAGCATTCTGACGTGCCAATTTTTTTCCTCCGGCGTGACCGGTTGAACGTGGCAATTCATCACGACAAAAACGGCTTCCAAAGTCATCTTTTCATTTTCATTCAAAATCGAAACATGACCTCAATTTTTGTGAGGTTAAACGACACCCTGGCAGCCGACCGCATTTGGTATACCGCAAACCTTTTTCCCCGTAAAAAATGAAAGACAAAACCCCCTACCACCGGCGAGTGCGAACTGGAGCCGGCTTCTTCACCCTGGAGCAGTGCCGCGAGCTTGTTGCATGGGCTCTTGACCAGTTTGTTCCGGATACGGAGCAGCGAGAAATTGCACTTCAAACCAGGTCCATTTGTGGCCGTCAATTGGGCTTGAAAATGCACACGTCAAACGTGATGAATTTGGTTCGATTCTGGCTGGTCAAAAACACAGACACACCGACCGTGGTGATTGCCGAAGCGAGCGCAGTTCATCACTCAACCGTGACGCGAAACGTGCAGCGCTTTGAGGAGTACGTTTCGGCTGACAATTCTTTCCAGAAAATCCTCAGCGAAATTGATTCAATTTCGGGCGAGTTTGACCGCAAGCATTTTGTCCCAAAGACTGAGCACCGCCCTGTGGGGTCGCAGGTCAATTGAACTGATATTTGAGCATGGCAATTCCCAAAATCATACGCGTCCAAATCAACGTGGACGCAATCGAAAAAAAGCATCTGTACAAGGGGAAAAAAGGCACATACCTGAACGTCGCCCTTGTGAACACTCCTGACAGCCAATATGGCCAGGATTACATGGTCACCCAGGACATTCCAAAAGAAGCGCGTGACGCTGGCGAACGGGGCCCTATTTTGGGCAACGCTTCGGCACTCTTTTTGGAGGACGGAAAGCCCGCAGCCAAAAGCGATGGACCTGGTGAAACGGTGGCTCCCGTTAACGATGACAAGTCTGACGATTTGCCATTCTGAGCCTCTGTGTGTTTGAACCGGAAAGGGGTGACTAACGGCGCCCCTTTCTTTTCTCTCATCCGTACAAATGAACATGAATGAAATCCCCCTTGCATTCGCTCCTAATTAAACCCGAGGAGCTCAGGTCAGAAGCAAACAGAATTCGGCGCACTGGAACGCGCCGCGGTGAGTACAGTGGATTCGAATCCCTGGACAAAATTTTCACCGCGAAAAAAGGATATCCGCTATTCATTGCGGGCGCACCACATAGCGGAAAATCACAGGTTGTCAAACAGCTCGCAATCAACTGGGCCACGGAGCTTGGTTGGAAGGGTATTCTGTACATGGGCGAAGAGGGCTCAGCTGTGGATTTGTTGCTTGATTTGGTCGAAGTGAAAACAGGAAAATCTGCGAGAATAAATGACGCAGATGTTGACCCAATGAAGCAGCCAATTTCTGCAGACGAATTTGAGTACACAATTCACTGGCTTGACGCGCATTTCACCATCATCGACCCGGAGAAAGCCGTAGACATTCCGCAATGGACATACGACACATTCAACGAGCTCCTCCGGGAGGCGGGTGAATTTGACTTCTCTGTGCTTGACCCGTTCAACGATTTGGACCGCGACCTGGAGCTCCGTGACGACCTCTGGTTGACCAAGGTTTTGAAGGACGTTCGGATTGCTGCACGGCGTGCCAATCGTGTTGACGTAATTGTGAACCATATCGCCAAAACCCAGCACGATGGAAAGACAGCAAATGGCATGCCCGTGAGCAAGCCCGCACGACCCAATGAATGGGCCGGCGGGCAGACATGGTACAGGCGAGCTTTTACCATGCTTTTGGTCTACCGTCCACCTGAGCACGAGCTCATTGATTTTTGCCCGTTCGATGAGGCTGGAGATGGCTACCAAGTTGGCCCTGGCGAAATGTGGATTCAGAACCAGAAAGCCAAGCCAAAAGGCTCTGGTCAATTGGGCTGGGCGCGGCTGTACTACGACACGGCCAAAAACCAAGTTTTTGAGCTCGATGAAACGGGCGTCAATGGCCGCTGGACCTTAGGTCCTGACCAGAAGGTTTTGCGGTACTATTCTGGGCAGCTTAAACAACACCGGGACAAACATGGTTTGCCAAGTCCTTCCGAGGATGATTCGGCTGACCAGGATGGACCAAACAAGCTCCTGTTTTGAGTAGCCTGAAGGAGCTTTCATACTACGCCGCGAAAATTGAATTCATGGGAATCCTGGAAGCCCTCCTCATTCAGCTCGACAGCAACTCAGAAAACATGAGCGAGAAGCAAGTCGAAAGCTGGCAAAAAATCGCGCACCTCGGGTCACTGTTTGTCGACCAATGTGAAGACAATTGGCTCGAGATTTCAAAGCTCAATATCAAGCTGCGGCGTCAAGCCGGTCAGATTGCAGAGAAGGAAAAAAAACTGTACGACCTGCGGACTGAAATTGCACGGCTGCGGAGGATGAACAAGGAGCTCCTGGAGACCATAGAAAAAGGCTTCCAAGTGTGACACCGCCCGACCAGGATTCCAGCAGAAAATTTCACCTTTGAACCATGGACAAACAGCAGAAGATTTTTGAGCGGATGCGGGACACAGTGGAGAGTGTGCACGAGCACATCGAAATGGAGTTCCCTGGCGATGCTTTTGCCATCTGGATTTTTGGGACCAAGGACACCGTTTCGACAATGGTGACCAAGCCCAAAAAAATCGGGTTTGCCTACGACACCGTGACCGCAGCAATCAGCTCCAACCAGGTCATCCGTGAGCTCTTCACGGAAGGTCTGAGCAACGTCAAAAACACCTACTTCGAAGGCGAGGAGCTCATCTTCGAAAAGCAACCGACCAGGAAGGAGATTCTCAGCTCCCTGAATCTCGAGGCAAAAATCATGTTCAAGACCATCGAAAGGGCGTTGAACACAAAGCGGCTTTGTCCTGACCAGGACGGCAGCGTTTCGATGAGCCGCCTGGCTGATTACGTCCTCCCTAAATTCCAAAGCGAAACCGGTTTTGCTCTGTCCGAATCAATTGGCTTGATGGGTGACATTCTCGACCTGTGCGGAGCCGAGACCCTGGATGAAGGCATGGACGAAAATTCAGAAATCAATTTCCTCAATTCAGTTTTCAAATGGCGAAAAAACTAAGCCCCTCAGAAGCTGCGCGAATGCGCAAGCTGTACGATGAAAACGGACTCACACCTGACGACGTTTTCCAGCATCAGCATTACACAATCATCACCCGCCAGGGAATCGAAAAAATCCAGGCGAAACACAAGATTCAAGTTCGGTACGAGGTGGAACACCATGACCCGAGCACGAACACGATTTGCCTTCGCGGGTACGCGTGGCGCGCGGGTGACACGGAGAACATCGTCGAAACTTTTGGCGAGGTCAACCCGAAAAACAATCGCAACTCATACCCCTGGGCCATGGCGGAAAAACGCACCTTGTCCAGGTTGGTCCTCAAAGCGGCAGGCCTGTACGCTGAGGGGGTCTTCGGTGAGGATGAGGCCGAAGACTTTGCGAAGTCCAATCCCAAGCGCGCGGCCTCCTAGGTTAGGCAGTAAGATTGGTTTTTTCAGGCCGCGTAGATGACCGGGGGAACGCCCTCGGTCATTTTTTTTTCAAATTTTTTTTCCAGGTATACCAAGCCTTTCGGGACGAAATCAAAATTTTTTTCTCGTCGGACGTCGAACGAATGTTCATTTGCCCATATCTTAGCAGTGTTCAATCACTCAAACACACACAATCATGAACAACACATTCACCCCCGAGTTCCTCAACAACGTAACCTGGAACCTTTCTGAAAACGGAGTCTTCAACACGAAGTTCCACGTGAACAACAAGTTCCACCTGAGCATTCTCACCGGCGGCAGCTCTTACGGCGCACCTGGAAAGACATACGAGGTTGCCCTCATCCACACGCTGTCCAACGACATCGTGACCGTGCGACCCTGGCTCGACGCCGACCAGATTACTCTCTTCGCGGAGATGGTTGGAAATCAAACCCTCTGAAAAAAAATTGCACCCGAACGTCGGACAAAGAACATTGTGACCTATATTTGAACATCAAACACACAACGCTATGAGCAACACACGTAAAAACGACGGCTACCGCGGCAAGGTGGCATTCTGGACTGAGCAGCTTGAGCTAGCTCAGAAGGGCGAAGGGCGATACAGCCTGGAGCGTTGCGAGGAGAGCCTCGCTTACTTCAAGGAGAAGGCCGCTAAGGCGGCCTCTCCTGGAGCGGTCAACTACGGACACGGAATGGTCCGAATCTCCCTGGCTGACGGATTCCTTTCCGTCCATCACGGACAAGACAACACGCTTCTCCACTACGCCTTCACCGGCGAGCGCGGACAGGCTGAGGTGCGTGTCCGAATCCAAGGCGACCGCATCCACGTGACCCGCAAGAATTGCGGCGTCATCAAGTCGAACCTCAACCCCCAGCTTTGGGAGTTCATGTGGAAGGATATCCGCAGCGGCAAGACCTACCAGGAAACCATTTCAAATCTCCTGACGGCATGACCTTCGACAAGTACAAAAAGAATCTGGAGTACAAGGGCGAAGCCATCTACTCCTACGGCACGAAGGTGGCCCGCGTCGAATACCCCAACCTCATCCAGCTTGGTTGGTGGTCAGTGACAACGCAGAAGCATATCAACTACGCCGCTCGCGAGCTCGGCCTCAACCTGGTGAAACCATGAGTAAGAGAACGAAGACAATCGAGGTGCTGCACCCTTACCAAGGTAAGGTGTGCCACCTGACCTCCTTCAAAACCTTCATCCAGTGGTATGTCCGTTGGTTGAAATCAGGAGGCGAGCAGCTGAGAGCTGAGTGGGTTTTCTGCGACGGAAAACCGATGCGCAGCTGGAGACAAATCTTGGACCTAGCAAAGAGATGAACGAGCTCCGAAGAATCGTCCTGACCTTGACCCTGATGGCGGACAGCGAGACTGAATTCCGGTCTCGCCGTCTCGCCGAAATCAGCGGCTACGTTTTAGGCATGTACTTGGACACGGCGGAGCGTGCTCTCCTGGAATTTGTGTCCATCAAATCCGTGCACCCCGTGAACCGTTCACGAGGGTATTCCGCCCTGTCCAAAATCGCGGGCCTCATGTGCCTGACCCGTGATGAAAGAGACCGAATCAAAACCGACTACGAGAAAGCAACGAATGAAGAAAAAACCAATCCTCAACCTTGACGGCTTTCAGGAAGAAAAGCCGCACAGCACACAAGCCGAAAAATTTGGCCGTGACCAGAAACCCGAAAGCGGTGTTTCAGGCGAGTGGTTCATCGGCTCCCGAATCGTCGTCGTGCGACGAGACGACCAACCTCAAACTGTGCTCCAGGTCGGAACGACCAAGAGCAGCGCGAAATGGATTGAATCGATTTCGCAACGACCGTGCTCAAGCCAGAAACTCCGCAGGGCTTTGAAAAACGGCCACAGATGCAACGGATTCATCGTGGAGTACAAAACCAAGCCATGACCCAAAAGAACTCAAATATGGAGCCCGAAACGCCCCGAATCAACCGAGAAGCATTCAACCGCTTCGCCCAGTTCATCCGCGAGCGCGAGGCCATACGCGTGCGACGCGAGCAGAAACTGAAAGCTCCCTGGACCGGTGACACCATCCTACGAGCCTACCACTTCACGAACATCAAGCGGGAGGACGACCGTGTTTCCCGGTTCCTTTTCGAGGAGTGGTATCCGACCACGATTCGCGAGGACTCACCCCGTGATTCCTGGGCTGCAATCATGGTTGCAAGATTCGTGAACAACCCCGCGGC